AATCATTGTATCCTCTTTCTAGTCCTCTCATTGCTTCCGTTAAGAGGTCTAGATTTCTTTTTCTAACCTCTTGCATGATACACCTACGCTAATTTCTTAATGATGATATTTGCATTCTGAACAGATAAATCTAAGCCACTGTTATTTCCTAGCGTGATTGTATAAGAAGCTCCACAAGGTACTTGAATCAATGTCGCTCCACTTACATTTCCGTATGCACTTGCAGTAGCTACATTATATAAAGATTCTGTTCCTCCTACTGCTTCTCCATTCTGTTCTAATTCTAAAGAAGCAACTCCTACCGTTGCGCTTGTGATGTCTGCCGTATATTCTACTTCATAAATTCCTTGTTTCGTCAATGTAAATAGTCCACTTCCTACATCATGAGCAAGCCAACCTTTACATGCACATTGACAAGATTTCGTCCTTACTCTGTCCGTTGGAAATAATACATTTTGTCCATTTGCTACTGTCTGTACTGCCGTTGCTATACTATTAATCATTTTCTTTTCCTCCTATATAAAATAAATGGGTAGCCTTTCGACTACCCTATAATCCAAAGGCTATTGCCTAATCTCTTTCGAGCTAGATTTGGTTACATCCGCAACCTGTCATATTATACGCATAATAAGGTGAGCAAGTAAGATATGCAGGTTTTGGTGTTGGTTGCAATGTATTAATGATATTTGCAGATTGTGCCTGTTGACTTAATTGGAAGTTTGCAGTCAATAAATCTCGGTCTCTGTCTGCTAATTTATCACGCAACTCTTGCATTGTGTTCGCATTAATCAATGCTCTTGTTGCTTCGCCTTCTGAGTGAATTGCAGTGGTAATATCACACGTATTCTTAAAGCTCTGTGTATTTACTCCATCAATCGCTCTTTGCGTTGCACAACAACATTCTTGGTTCTGTTGACCTAGATTCTGCAAGCCTAATTGTGTTGTGTATCGGCTTTCTAAAATGTCTCTTGAGTTTTGGAAACCTTGGCTAGATACATTCTGATTTGTGTTGAACAAATCACGTTTAATAAATTCTTGATTCATTAATTCGTCATTTTGCAAGTTGCCATTGTTACCCCAATTTCCACCAAACAGTAAGAATAAAAGGATAATCCAAATCCAATATCCTCCACCAAATTCATTGTTGTTTCTGTCTGCTAAATCGTACATTGGTTGAATACCATTCATGCTTTCCATTTATATTTCCTCCTTTCAACGCAATTAGCGTTTTAGCCCATATTGACTAGCCACGTTTTCAAATTGTTGCTTTTGTTGTGGCGTTAAATTCCCCATCATATTGCTTAGCAATACTTGGGGATTCTGCCCACTCTGCATTAATTGTTGTAATTGATTAAATGCTTGTGGGTTTCTTTGTTGCAACATCCCCATCAACATTTGTTGAGGGTTCATCATATTCATTAAAGGATTCACGCTTTAAGCTCCTTTCTAGGCGTTTCTTTCTCTGCCTTTATGTTTATATTACTTCCGCCTTTTAGACCTAATATCATAGCTTCTAGCTTGTCTAAGCGTTGTTCTATGTTATCTTTCTTTGGTTCTGTTTCTTCTTGGAATCTGTATTTCTTGAAACTGCCGTCTAATGATTTCATATAGAATACTGAATCATTTCTATCTAGCATAATACTAGGCAAACCATTTACCATCATATTCCTTGCTTCTTGTTCATTATTAACCCATTTTCCGTTGAAATCATTCAATGCCATGTTAGGCGTGATTTGGTTGTTAATATTAATGGGTGGAATATTCGCTAGTTGTTGAATGTTTTGCAATTGTGATTCAATCATCTGCTTTTGATTCATTAAACTGTTGATTCTGTCATTGATTGGATTATACATTCTACTCACCTCTTTACACTCCTAATTATATTCATGGGAAATCTCACTTTGTTTCCACATTAATGTCAAATAAATGCCAAAAAAAAGAGGTTTTTCAACCTCTTAATTCTCGTCTAGATACGTTTCTTTTTCACTGCTTTTTCTTGGTGGTAAAACTGCGCTATACTTCTCTACTTCATCATACTTGTTCTTAATCCTTTTAATAATTCTATTTACACTAGAAACACTCATATTCAATCGGTCGGCTTGTTCTCTAACTGTCCATCCGTATATTCTTGTTCTTAGAATCATTTCTTCATCTTTAGTTAATAAAGCTAGATTAATAAATTCTTCTAAAATAATCTTATTCCAAGGTACTTGATTCGTCATTGTCTTCGTTAACGATTTTATCCGCTACTTCCAAACCTTTAGTTAATACACTAGGTACGCTATATCCACATTGTACAAGATTCTCAATAATGCTACGCACTTCATTAATGCATAAAGAAGCTAACACAAACCAACCTAATAATGTAGTTACATGGAAATCAATTCCTAGCATTTTTCCAATCTCTACCAAGAATGCACTGAACGTGAACGCAACTACAATCATAATCCAATAGCCTAGCTTTTTAAGGACTCCAATCCATCCTTTATTGCTATTGATTTTGTGATTAATCGCCGACTTCATGCACCCTGTAATATAATCCACGACGTTCATAAATAAGAAGAACGCAAATAAATACCAATGCTCGCCTAATACGTATGTTAATACGGCTACGGCTACACCACCAATTGCATTCATCTTGTCTAGAAAATACATACTTCTTGTTATTTGTTTAAATCCTCCATTTTTCTTTTCTATTAAATTCACTCCTTACATGATTTTTAAATTATCAACCTCTAATTCTAAGGTTCTATATCCACTTTTAATGACTTCAAATATATTTCTAATTCTCGCAGTCATTACTAGTCCAATATCTGCTACTATAACATCAACTTTATCACCTAAATCAAAATCAACTTTGTATTCGTATGAATCAGTATTCAATCCGAAATTCACATTTTCTTGAATTTGACAATCTGCTAGTTTTTCAATTCCTTTCTGAATAAGTACCTTTTTATATTCATCAAGTGTCACATCGTCCCCCATACGCTCAGAACGTGCGTCTACGAACAATTTTTTAATTCTTTCATTCTTATCTATTCTAGCGTCATATTCAACGTATATACGCTCTTCTGATTGTCCTTCACCACAAATGATTGCATAGTTCTTGTATTTACTTGAGTCAATCATAACGTCCGGTTCTTCAATGTTTCCAAACTCTGTAGAGAATGTGACAAAGTTGTTTCCATCTGCATTGTTTTGAGTTAAATCACGCCCTCGATACAACACGAATGTGAACGTACTTGATACATAGTCATATTCTATACGGAACGACAATTCTAACGGATATAACAACTCATAAAGCTTCTCGTCAAGGTTCGCTCCTGTTTCTTGAAAATCTACTCTATCGGTAATGGATTCATCATATCTATACCCCATTTTCCATGAGCAATACTTGTCTAATAGCTTTTTGACCACATCAACAATTTTTCCGCTACTTGAGAATGTAGGATAAATACAATCATCTGCTAGAATCTTTTCAAAGAAAGAACCTTTTAATAGCATTTGTTTCGTGTTGTTTGAAACGGAATAATGCGGTATTTCTACAATTCCTAACTCTTTATCCTCAGTTGAATAAATATATTTGATATCGCTCGAATACTGCCCTATATCAATATAAATCTCGAAATCTCCTGTTTCATAATATCGCCGATTCCACTGCACGTTATAAGGTGCTAGATGTGTAACAATATTGAAATCTTTATCTAATCCAAAGTAAGACATACTATAAACCTAAATACCTTTCATTATAGTAAACAGTGCAAGCTAGGTTGGTATCTCCGTTGTCTGCCGTATATCCTATGATATTCTCACCTAAATTAATAGTCATATCATTGAATGATGATGTTCTATCAACTTTGCCGATACAATTCACACCATTTTTCTTTATCGAAATAGGTTCAGAAACTAAATCAATTTCTAATACATCACCATTGTGTAGCGTATCTAATACACGAATATATTTATCTTTGTTGAATAGTTTCGGATTTGTTACCTCTCCAAACGCTTCAATAACGGCTCTACAATATGTTTCTGTATCGCCTTGATTATCAATATAGATTTCTCTAGCGAATGTAAATGTTCCAAAGTTTACGCCTGTTTCCGGTATTTCAAAATTGAACGCTAAACCTTCACCAATTTCTGCTATATTCCTTGCGAAATCATCAAATGAAAGCAACAAAGGTTGCGTGCATAGAATTGTAAAGTTAAGCTCTAAATCTTTGTAGATGTTAACTGTAGGCAAGCTATATGCGTATAACCTTCCTCTGCAATACTTCTTTTCTCCCATGTACTCAACTATAATGTCAAACACATGAGAATATTGGAAGAAGCGCCGTAGCTTCTCCCTTTCTTCTCTTTTTTCTTCTAGTGAACCTTTGAAGGTAGCTTTCACACTTCTTTCTTTTGTTGGAATACGTGAACCGATTAATCTAGCACCGTTTCCGAATGCGTTGTCTTGTGTTGTATATGAAGGTGCTACATAATCAAATCCATCTAAACCATCACTAGATGGTATTCTCCATCTTTTGTTGTCGATTTCAAATTCTTTGCCATCATCCCTACGGACGATAACTCTTACTTTATTGATATCTATTGAACAACACCTCCATATCCATATCTTGCTTGCATACGTAACATTCTAGCAATTTCATCCGGACTTTGAACTTTATTGTAGAAGTTGATAGTCTGTCCATTGTTATTTGTCGTTACGCTTGGCATGATTTGAGCCATATCTTTAGCTACGGCACGAATCCACGCTTTATTTTTTTCTAAAGGTACGACGGCTTCTGCACCATTACCTTCTAACAAGCCAATTTGACCACGTTTTAATACACCACCACGTTCTAATCTTGGAATCTTTCCAATGTGAACACCTGGAATCTTATTGATGATTCCGATTGCACCGTTAATGCCACCGATAACACCATTTACCATTCCTTTTACACTAGAGACTAATGAACCTACTGCTCCTTCAATTCCACTAAATACACCACTTACAAATCCTTTTAAACCGCTCCATGAATTCTGTATTCCTTGTAGAACATTTGAAATTTTATTTCCTACATTGTCCATCACACCTTGAACTTTAGACCAAATGCCATTAAATACATCAGAAACAGTACTCTTAACATTATTGAAATATTTATTAATATTATCAATAACACCTTGAACCTTGTCTCTTACCTTGTTCATGGAATCTTGAATTTTACTCCAAATTTTGTTTATGATATCCGAAACCGTCTTAAATAAATTGCTTACGAACCCAATAATCGCAGTAACTACTTCGCTAACCTTACTCCAAATATTCTGAGCAACCGTTAATATTACAGACCAAATATTCGCTACGATTGTAGCTACAATTTGAACAATAGGCATGATAAATCCTAGTATTGTTGCAATTGCAGTTCCTACATACGTCACAACCATAGTTATAAATGAAATGATTCCACTTACCACACTTCCAACAACTTGAAGGATAGATGTTATTACAGGAATCATGCCGATAACTGTTTGAATAATCTTCTTAATGATTGCTAGAATTGGTGGTCCTACAACGCTAAGAATCTTTTGAGCTTGGTTAACAACATTTTGAATTGCGTTACCAATTTTACCTAAGATTTCTTTTGCGATAGGTTCAAGCGCAACTTTCATTTCATCAATAGCTTTTCTAACTTCATCAAACGCAGGAGCTAACACTTCGGAAACTTGATTTGTTAATTCTGTAATTCCACTTGTATCAATCTTACTTAATACGCTTGAAATTACATCACCAACTTTAGCAAATCCTTGTTGAATGCCTTGAATTGCTACTGTAATCAATCCTACAATGCCTGCAAGAATAGGGGTAATAAGTTCGCCTATTGGAGTAAATGAATCAAGAAATGCGCGTCCTAAGCCACTTAAAGCGTTCTTTAAGCCACCATTTGCGATATCTTTAACTTTATCCATTGCCCCTTCTACATCTTTATATTTATTCCCTACTGTTGTTAAGGACTGAATGAATCCGGCGTTGAAATCTTCTCCCATTGTACCGAATGCTTTAGCCATCTTTTGACGCTTTTCTTCTTCGTTAGTTGTAGTTCGTATATCTTCAACAATAGCGTTAATTACTTCTTTTTCTGTCGCTCCACCTTCTTGCCAAGCTTTAAACATATCCTGTGTCTTATCGTTAAACATATCTAGTGAATCGCTAACAGTTCCATCTGCAATTCGGTTTGTAACTTCGTTGATTGCGTCATTTACTTTATCAAGGTTATAAGCTCCACCGTCTAAACCATTTTGCATTAATTGGAAATATTCCTTTGCCGAATATCCTGCTTGCTTAAATTTACCGGAGTATTCCGAAATGTTGTCACCTAACTCATCTGATTTGTTTAAACCATTCTGAGCACCTGTAGCCATAAGGTCGAAAGCTTCTTGAGAAGTGATTCCGAACTGCTTCATTAATTGTTGAGCGCCTCTAAGAGTTTCATTCTCATCCATATCGAATGTATCTCTTAAAGTTAATAAATCCTCGGTCACGTTCTTTAGGTCAACATCACTTATGCCTTGCATTTGTTGCTTGACTCTGCCCATCATATCGGCAACATCTGAAACATCTTCACCGAAATTATTAGACCAAACATCACGAGCAATGTTTTTAAATTTGCTCATTTCATTACTTGAAGCACCTGTCTGAGCTTGGAATTTAGCCATAGCGTCATCTAATTCAGTAGCTTGGTTAACACCTGTTTTAATCGCTAATGCCATTCCACCGATAGCTCCTGCTACGGCAGTAACGCCTACAACACCTCCAACTCCTAACCCTGTTAAAGTTTCAGTGATTGCAGTAGCTTCCGGACTAATATTCTGAATCTTTCCTAATAGTCCATCAAATCCACCTTGAATTGATTCTAAGGCACTGTTTCCTACTTGTTTAAATACATCAAATTTAGAACCTGTTTCTTGCGTTTCTGTTTGTGTATTCTTTTGCTCTTCGTTTAATTCTTTAAGTTTATCTTTAATTTTTGGTGGTGCTTTTGAACCATCAGAACCTAGCTTGTCGATTGCTTTTGAAGTATCTTTGATAGCATTTGTTGCTTTACTTGATACCTTGCTAACCGATTCAATACCATTTTCAAGACCACTTGTATCTAGCCTTGTATCGAACTTTAATGTTCCATCTGCTATTCAATGTGCCACCTCCTTTTCTAAACATCAAAATATGAATCGAATTCATCTTTCATTTCTTGTTCCTCTAATGTTAATTCGATTGGGAAAGACCACGCTTCTTTTGCTCGTTGGTACGCTTTATCTTGTGTATCATTCTTTGAAGGCTTTTCATACCCACGAACACTCTTTGCATATCCCCACAATGTAGAATCACTAACAACATTATTCGCTAGTGCTAAGAACTTGTGCCAATGCATATTGCACTCTGTTAAATCAATGCCGTAAAGTTGCATAAAAGCCGAATAAATATATTCCCCATCTTGTACATAGTCCAATGTTTTAACGCCTGTAGAATCACTTCTAGGTGTACTAGAAGGGTTATATAAGAATCGTTCTAGTTCATTTAAAATATGTTGGTCTATGATAGGTGGTTCATCTACGAACAAATAAGAGCAATCTATTTCATCAATAACATGATTATTGAATCTTTCAAATTCTTCATAAAACCTTATCCACAATCGAAAATCTGTATTTAATAAAATAGGCTCGCCATCTAGCGACTGAATGCTATTTGGCAAGCCTTTTATGCGTAAATCAATCATTTCTTCGCCGAAATGTTAGAAACAGTTTTGCTTGCGTCAAGAAATTGCTTCATTCCATTTGTTCCGAATGTTGTTTTTAATTTCTTTTCTAACTGTTCAACCGTTTTCTTTGAATATTCATCATCAATCAAATTGACAATATACAATACTTCCATCAAATCAACTTGTTCAAAGTCTGCACTTCCTAGCATGCTTTCAATTTGTTCATCTGTTAATACTGTTTTCAGATAGTCGAATTTTGCTCGATATGCTTCTTCATGCGTTGAGTGAAATGCATTACAAGCGTCCTCTGCTTTTAAAACTTCAATTGTTTTTGGTGGGATTTCGTACTGTTTCCCTTCATACGTGATTCTATTCATGATTTACCTCTTCTTTCTTTATACTTCTGATGTGCCTTCTGTGAAGGTTACTGTTCCATCTGCTACCTTTGCAACACCGACACGAATATCGCTTGCAAAGTTAATATTGAAGTTGATTTTTGAATCGGCACCGCTTAATGTATCGAAAATCAATTTAGCGTCAACTTCCCACGCTTTATAGCCTTTAGTTTTGTCTCCGTCAAACATGAATACAAGTAAAGCTTTTGTATTTACTTCTTCATTGTTTGGTACGGATTTCATCATTTGTTCGTAAATATATTCAAAGTCATCTTCGCCTTTAATCATTGTTAAATCTTGCGAAATCTGAGGTGAATAACTCTTTAATGATTCGGTTGGGTTCTTATCTGCGATAAAGTCATACGTTTCAGTTTCACTGTTAAATGAAATATCTAAAGTTGTAGATTTCTTAATTCGCTTGTAACCTTCTCCCATTTGTAAGAACAATCCAATCATATACTTCTTGACTGTTTGCCCTGTATTTACTTCAGTTCCTTGAGTTGCTATTAATTAAGCTCCTTTCTGTATTTAATTTGAATAGTCAACGCATATACTGCTTGATTATCCTCATTTGTGTATAGATATAAACCACTTGAAACGGAAACATCATCACAATATCTGTTTCCGTCTAGTTGTGGTAATTCTCCGCTTAAATTCTTTTCGTCAATCCAATTTTCTAATTCTTCTAGAAAAACATTGTTATCTTGTCTTTCTGATTCAATTTGTGTATTCCTACGTGCTAAAAATGTATAGTATTCTGTACGCATTTGAGAGCCGTCAATGTATGTATCTACAATTGCGTTAGGCTCTTTATACAACGCATAAGATATAGCTTGTTGAGCTAATACATCCGTTTCAATACGTTCATCTATCTGTATGTTTCCATAGCCATAAAGCCACTGAATCAATGCTTTTGATACTGTCATTCACTGTCTCCTATCATTTGTTGTGCTTTCTTTAAGATTGTTTCTGCTCCACCATTTCGCATAGCTTTATCAAACCAATGGTCTGTTTTACCTCCTACAAAATGGGCATTCTCTTTATTGTAATACCACCGTCTCGCATATGGTGCACTTGGTCCACCTTGCTTTACTAATCCACTACCGATTTGTGTCAATCGTGTAGCCGAGTTAATCAATGCTCCTGTATCTCTAGGCGTATAAGGGGTCATAAGCCTAATAACTTCGGAGTCAATCATTTGTTGAACTCTGCCACGTTCTTCAAGTCCTCTTGATTGTTTAATTTTGGGGATTGATTCAACATCAAGTTTAACTTTGATACCTATTGACCGACCACTTCCCAATGCTTCAACATATCGACATTTGTACAATCTGTAACGCTTTGGATAGTTGTCCATTTATGTTTCTTTTTTGCTTCATTTATTCCTTTGATTGTAGATAAATCTTCTTCGACTTCTCCAAAGAATACGAAATCTGTTTTATCTGTATTTAATGTGAAGTGCTTTTGCTTTTCATCATTTGAAAGTTTGGCATATGCGTAAGGCTCAACATATCCTTCACGATATAGAATGGTAATATTTGTGGATGTGGCTATGCTCAGAATATTACCGTTCGCCGTTCTAACAGTTGATTGTCTCCACATACATTTATCAAGAATAGAAGCTTGAAATCTATCTTCTCTCGTTAACGTGTCATAGTAGTGATTTACAAGTGTAATTGAATCTTCGAAAAATCCTATCATAATGCAATCCATCTTTCTTTCATTAAATCTGTATCTCCTAACCAAAAGGCTATGATATCCTCAAGCATGTTCCTTTTATCCGAGTGTGTAGTGTTTATAAAGCTTTTGGAATATCCACCATTTGAGATACTTGATACACCATCAATTGAATCTTGAAAGATTACATTGTTTAATACATCGCAAATACAATCTTTTAAAGTGCTTTCGTTCTGTTCATTAATAGAATCAACATTCACATACTTTAACACCATTGCTTCGGCTTTGTAAGAATACTGATTGAATTGATTTTCATCAAATTTAGGAAAATGGGAATTGTAATATTCCCAATCTAAAATGTTGTTCATTTTACAACCCCCTTTTTATGCTATTTTTCTTTTTGAGGTTTAGCTTCCTCTTTTTTTGTTTGAGGTTTACCTTTTTTAGGCTTTTCAACTTTAGAAGGATAACCCCATCCGATTTCTTTCGCCATTACTTAGCACTAGCAGATAAGTAAATACCTGCTACCTTATTTTGATATACATCAACAATTCCATACTTACGATATTTCAATACATCTGAATCTGATTCAATGTTATTGCTTGCAGGAATTACATTTGAAACGGTGTGTTTATCCCATTTCATAACGGCAGGTTTATGAACAATCAAGAAGTTGATTACGTGTCCATCTTCTGCCTTTTCGTATCCGCCCTCTAACTCTGTATCTTTTCCACTCAACAATTTGATTTTTGTATAGAAGCGACTAGCAGGTACAGGAACAACTTTTGCGAATCCTTGTAAAGCTTCACGTGATTTGTAAGTGTCCAACGCCTTAACGCTATTTAATAATGTTGGTGTTGAATACAAGATACGTTGTTCGCTAGGAACTTCATCCTCATCCATTTTAGTGATAGCCGTTAACAATGCGCTCAAGAACTCTTCTGCACCTGTATAATCTTCTGAAACCTTTGTGATTCCTGTTGTGCCGGCAATCTTAGCGAATGTGTAAGCGTCTGCTTCCGGTGCAACCTTTGTACGCATTAATTCTGCTCCTGCCATGCCGAATGCAATATTCATTGATTCTGCGTTATCTTGTGTATCAACTGAGATTTTAGTTCCTCTATCATAGTCGAATGTAGCAGTTTTCCATTCTAACTTAACTGAGTTACCTGTATAACCACTGTTTCTATCGTAGTTTCCTAAACCTTTAACAGAAATTTGTGGATAAATGATTTCTTTTGCATTTGCTCCGGCTCGTACCATTGTAGCGTCTGCGTTTAAATCACCTGTAACTGAAGCTAACTTATATACCTCATCCAAATTTGAGACATACGTTTTAGCTAATGTAATTTGATTTGGTATTAATTAAATCCTCCTTATTTCTTTTCTGTAGTTAAGCCCATTGCCTGTCGTAGCAATAAATCTTCGGCGTTTGGGTTATCTCCTTGCCCACTGTTTCCAACGATATTTCCTTTGGCAACAGGTTCATTTTGTCTTTCTTCAAACAAGATTGGCTTATTCTCTTTCAAAGTTTTGAAAGCTTTGTCAATGTCATTTGTTTGGTCTTTTGAATTTAGTAAATCATCATAGTTGAATTGTGATTTTGCTAAATCAAAATCTTTACATCCGTATTCTTTAGCTTTTGCGCTTAATACAGAATCAAGATTCATTTTGCTAATCTGAGTTTCGTATGTAGTTTTTTGAGTATCAATATCATTCGTCAATGTATTGATTTTTTTTCTCAATTCTTCTACATCAACTCCATCATAGCTTTTCTTGAAATCATCAAACTTTGTTTGAATTTCCTTTGCGTTATTCTCTGCTAAAGATAGCTTTTCTTTTTGCTTGTCGAACTCTGCAATCGTCTTATAGTTGTCATTTACTAGCTTTGTAATTGATTCCTCTTGTTCTTTGGTTAATTCAATGTTTGATTCTTTTAAAATTTCAATAATGTTTTTCATTTTGCCCTCCTAAAGTCTTTTATAAACCGAATCTTCTCCGGTATGGTTTTGGCTAACTATATTTTAGCTTGAATAATAGCTCACATTGTGAGCGTTTTAGCCGATTCTAAGCCTATCGTTGTGAACTCTATCTCCCATTTCAGAACTAAAAGCTTTATACGTTGCATTTGCGTGTTTTAGCTTGATTTTGGCTTCTGTACTGCCTAACCCTTGATTGTCCAATAAGATTATTTTCCTCTTTAATGCTCTGATATTTCTTTCTAGTTCTCTTTGATACTGCCTAGCTTCATATCCTTTATATTTTTTCCCTTGGAATGTGAAAGGTTTTGTATCAATATTCTTTAACTGCTCTTTTGTGTAGGCATACGGCATATCAATATCCCATACAGGTTGAGCAAAGTGGCTACATCCATAGTCTTTTTCTTCTCCATGCGTCAACTGAAACAAGCTAGGATATAGTTTCCCTTGTGTATCATATCGCTTCCCTTGCCACTTCTTATGAGTTGGTCTTGCATTTGCGTGAGCGTCAAACTCAAATACAGTAACTCCCATATCTTTTGCACATTTATTGTTAATTTCTTGTGATGATTCTTTTTCTGCGTACTGCATTTGTTGTCTTACCCATACATCCACATTTCTTTTAACGCCTGTATCATATTCAACAATCTTTACGCCACTGTCTGCTAGTTTAGAAATAGCTTTTCTACAAGAATCATCAATTGTGCATTTGCCACCTACTACATTTTTAACTTCTTCTTGAACTACCTTTGTAAAGAATACCGGTAGTTTATCTTTACCGATTGCATACGTGTTAGCACTTGTCTTGATATATTTCTTCCAACGTTTTGCAGTTTCCTTTTGTGGATTCACATATGCAATATGTTTTGCAAGGCTTCCATCTATCTTTTTTTTAGTTGCTTCTTGAATTAATTCTAATGTTCCATTCTTATTTTCTTCAAAATCCTTTTTTGATTCCTTGATTACATCTTTTTTTAGGCTTTTTGATTCTTTTTTTGTGAATTTACGCAAATCCACGAGCGATTTTGCCAATATCTCATTAAATTTTGTGCTTTCTTCGGTGGCTTTTTCTAAAACTTCACGAATTTTATTAGACACGAATATCATCATTCCTAATTCAAACACACTAGCACGCTTTACACTTTTTCTTTCTCTTTCTTCAAGTTTTCTTCTTTTTTCAATCTGCTTTTGTAGGCGTTCTTGCTTCCTTTGCTCTTGCCGTTTTTTTCGTTCCTGTTCCCTTTGTTCTTCTTCACTTAACATTTATGTGCCCTCCTATAGAAAAAGGGCATTTAAGCCCTTTAAAACGCTTTTAAAGCCTATTTAATTAATTCTTTTCTCTGAGCTTCTGTAATCCATCCAATAGAAGCAAAGATTTCTAAATCATTCTTTGTAAATAAGCCTAATTCATAATACGATTTGATTAATTCATAACTCATACTACTTCACCCCATTCATCTGAGCTTTTAATTGAGCAATTTGTAGCATTAATTGTGCGTTAATCTTCTCTTGCTCAGTCGGTACTGCTTTTGGTTCTTCAATCGTTGGTTTATCTCCTTCTGCAACTTCAACCACTTTACCTTCTACAAATTTGTAGTTATATCTTCCGTGCTCATCAACTAATTCTTTTTCTAGATATTGACTTTGTGCATGTGCGTATTTATCGCCTTTCCCTTGGTCAATTTCTGTCATAGTCGACATTTCTTCTTGTGATAAGAAAATATCTGAATTAATAGATGTGATGTATCCATCTTGTAAGGATACATATACTTTATATTCGTTTTCCATAGTTCCTCCTAATAGATTTCTGCGTCTAACTCAACGATTCCACCTGTATTACAGTTTCCAACCTTATTTGTTGTAGCAGTGGTAATGACTGTTAATCCACTGCTATTATTCACACTTGCCGAATACTTTGATAGACCACTACTAGAGCTTTGTGAAAGGGTTACAGTAGGCTTTGTTCGCATACTTTGAACCACATGTGAAAATGAGTAATCAAAGTTCGATGTTGCTGAATAAAATACATGAAAGAAATAAATGTGGTTATAAAATTGCTTACATTTCATTAATTCCTCTGCCGAATTTGGAGCAACAAATTTTGTTGCTACTGAGCCTTGCTCTACTTTTGCATATTTCAAAGTCAGTGTTCCACTATTGACACGAATAACTAACTTTTCTATACCTTTACTAAACGTGAATGTGTTTAATCCATTCTTCAAAGTTCCTATTTCTGTAGTTGAAGAACCATCAGATGGTCCTACAGATACTGTAGCAGTTCCACTTACACCAACGGCATAAACTTGAACGGTGATATCTCCATCGACCGGAGTTTTTAACTGTTGAATCAAAGCTCCACCACTGTAAGTTGTTGGCGTGATAGTTACTGATTTATCTGAGTTAACTGTTAAACTATGCCCATACAAATACCATCTATCAACTGAATATACTTTTTTTATTGTCTGAGCAACTGCACTAGTATAGCTAGTTTTCCCTCTTTGGTTGATATTGAAATCCGGATTAATTAATAAATTCGGATTGCTAAATTTATTTCCTAGATAGTTTACTAATTGCGACAATAGCCCTTTTTTCAATCCTGCTCCGTTATGAACAGGCAATAGACTATTATCGGTAAAGCTAGGCAATGCATCTAATTCTGTTACTTGTTTTCCTGCCATATTATTCCTCCTTGATTTTATATTTCCAATCCGTGCCGACTTCTCCACTTGCTACTTCATAAGACCAATCGGCTAGAATTGTATTTCCTTTTTCATCTACTAATTCTTGTGCACTTGTAGCATTCAAATTTGTGGTAAAGTGGTTATTCATAACCATTTGATTTAAAGCATTATGTGATGTGGTTACAGACTTTATTTTCGAGACAAGCCACTGTATAGAAGCTTTGTCTTTGAATACGAAGGACATATGCTAACCCCACATTGTGTTTAAATCGTTTGTTGTAATCGCCGTTAATTCTGATTTCTTAACATACGCCGATAAATCAATGTCTGTATTACCAATCTTTTCATATGTCTTTGTCTCTGAAAGCCAAATATACTCATCATAAATATCTTGCGTGCCGTGTGAATGTGCTACCAAATAAATCACACCATTTGAACCTGTAGCAGGTAAGCTAGTTACCTTTTCATATCTAATAGATGTAATATTACCTACTGCCGAATTAATCAACGATTGTACTTGTGATTGCGTTTGATACCCTTTAGCCGTGATAATTGACTCAACGCTCGTCGCCGACTGATATCCATTGTCATTTGTTAATTGTGATGTCTTTGTAGGCACTGTAACATCCACGGCTTTTGAGCTTGGCGTTAATTTCGTACCATTTACCTTTACAGACTCAATCACATTCACTTGAGCACCACTTGCGATACCACTTAATTTTTGCTTTTCTGCGCTAGTATAGTCATTTGTCGATAAGCCTTTACCACTTACGACATCAACTTTCCCACCTAACGCCGATTTAATTTTGCTAATCAAGAGCGTTAGTCCACTCTTATCTAAATATTCAATAGCTATTCTTTTTCCTCCTATAGACTATTCCATAATTCATCTAGTTCGGTTGTTGATACAGATGTTACAGAACCTTCTGCCATAGCTCCAATATCTTCCGGTGTATATACCGGTCTTGTTTCTGCTTTCGCCCACGTTGGAACTGTGGGGTCTATTTCTTCAACCTCTCCAATGATTTCATTACCATTTAACTTAGGTTTGTTCTTTAGCTTGTTGTAATCACTTGTACCTTCAACAAACTTCTCATCTAAGCCTAAAGTTAATGTTTCTTTATCTTCATTGATTTCAATTTGAAGCTTGTCTGATTCATCTTGTATATTCATTTGAATATCTTGCATTAGAATCATGTAATCACTTCCTTATTCAATACTCTATATACCTTTGTTGTCTTGATAGGAGAAGCAATAGCAACTCCTCCTTTTGTAATCATTCTTAATTGAATGTTACAAGTTCCCTCTTTGAAATTGAGCGTTTCTTCTTGGCTTAACGATACTGAAATAGTATTTCCTTCAATGTCTAAATCACTTGATTCTTTTTTCAAGATATATCCGTTCTGTTCAAATACCACATAGATATTCTGCATTTCATTTAAATCAATATCGTTTATTGTGATTTGAATTGTTGGCGTTGTTCCTTGTCTCATGATTTCACCTTGTAAGTCCAATCTTTGCCTACTTCACCTTCATCAACTTCATACGCCCAATCTGCTAGAATCTCATGCCCATTCTCATCTACTAGTGTTCCATCTTCTGTTAATAAGATTGTAGTGAAATGGTTCTCCATAATCATCTTTTCAATATTTGAAATTCTATTTGATAACTTTCCTGCCGTATTTGCGTCTAACGTATCTTTTACAGTTTCAAACCAATCATTGAACTCTGTTCTATTTGCGTTCATTTCAGATTCGTTCTGAGCCTTAATTTCTTTGAATAACTCAGTAACTTGAGTGAATAAATCCAACGATTGTACGCTCTTAATTGCACTTGTAACTGCTCCACAACGTGTAGAATCTAATCTTGTATCAGTAATATCTGAGCCTTTAACTTCGCTTGCATTGCCTGTTATGGTGACCGTAGCTAATACTAAATCGTAAATAGAATCACTTCTTGTGATTCCATCATTGATATCACTTGCTACTAAGGTAATGTTTCTGTATGCGTCATTATCATTCAATCTAAGAATAATATTGTAGCTTTTAGTTGCGCTATTCTTTTCTAATGTGATGGTTTCGTCATCTTTCTGCCAATAGAACGCTCCGTTAATATTTGCTCGTCCTGCCTTAACTGTAAGCGTTAAGCCTTGAGCTTTCTCAACTCTTAAATGGTCTGAACTAGAATCATCTACGAACACACCATTTGTAAAATAACTTGAGAACAATCTTCTGAAAGCGTCATATAATACTAATCTATCGCCATTTCTCGAAACGAATGGAAAATATGTAGTTGCTATTCTTCATCATCCCCCTCTCCATCATCTTGAATTTCTTCATTTAATAACTCCGTTGCTTCTTCTTCAGTAAATCCGTATTGCTTCATAAAGTACATAATCTTTAATCTTGGAATATCAAATGTTAGTGCGTCATTTCTTAACGCTTGTGCAGTGCTTTGCTTATCCTCGATATATGTATCATCATAATCAATAGCAATGTCTAATGAATTGATATTAAGCTTTCTGCCTTGTGTTAATTCATAAAAGTATGCTATTGCTTGAATGATATCTTGAATATATGCAGTAGATTCTTTACGTTGTGAGTTAACTTCCTTCATTGCGTCTTGATTCTCACCGATATATTCTGTAGCCGTCACAATTCTTCCACTTTCAAATGTGTATTTCTTTGTACCGAATCCAAACATCATTGATAATATGCTCAATGCAGTTTCTAACGATTGGACAACTTCTTGTGTTCTTACTGTTGGATTGTACTCTTGCCATAAAGCTTTTTCTTCCGGTAGCTTATCCCTACCTAACTGAACAAAGATATTCTTTAATTGTGGGTTCTGTTTCACTTTTCCGTTCTTGTCTTTTTGCATTAATGCTTCATTTACAAGAACGATTTTATCTGACTTTAACAAATCACGATTCCACATTGTCATTGTCAAATCAATTGTTTTTAGTGGAGCGATTGCGCTCCAAATCTTTGGTAAGCCGTACCCTTGCATTTGTAAGTTGTTTACCTTTGCGTTTCTCATGATTGCAAACGGCTTAACCACATCTAATTGAACAATCTGAGCACGCTCTTTTATTTCTTCACCTGTGTCTTTGAAGTAATGTGTTTCTGCAATATATCTTTCGTCTTGCCCTTTTAAGAACATGACCATCACATATACTTTTTTTAGTTTCTCATAATTTACTCCAACAAAAGCTACCTCAACGATTTCATCATTGATAACAGTCAATGGAAGGATATTCATTGAATCACAATAGTTGATTCTGATTTCTCCTCCACTGAATGTACCATCTTCATAAATCTCGGCATTCGATACCGTTACATAAGCTCCTACCGTACCATTTGCAGACATTTGCTCAACTTGCTTCCTATACATAACATCAAATCTATTCTTCGTTAGAATGTCTGAAATAATGTCATTTGTTGTACTGTCCTCAGTGGCGTTTATATCTAGGATTTCAATAAGGTTTGCGTCATCCTCGCATAAACGCTTTGCAAAGTCTGTCTTGTCTAATGTGTATTCCTCGTTGTTCAAGGTATATGCCGTATGAAATTCTGTTTCGGTATTTGTATACCACTTATTACACAATTCAATAATCTCAATTGCGTTTGTATCTACATAATACCCTCTTTCGTTTAGGTAATTCTGAAACCACGGTCTACGTGTGTTAGATGTTTCTATTTTTTACCTCCTTAAGTCAATATATCCACTATGGGTTATAAATGTATAGCAGAACGAATCCCAATCATCATTGATATTGTTTACGTTCTCATCTTTTGGAATGTCTTTCTTTTCATCCCATACAAGTTCGCTCAATGCGTTTATTAAATTCTTACAATGTTCTTCTATCTTTAGCCTACCTGTAACAAGTAAGCTATCAACTGTTATAGGACGGTCTGTAAGCTCATTCTTCTTTACCGGTGCAATTATACTTCCGTCTAATCCTTCTGCGTAAAAATAAGCTCTAAGCGTGTTTATCAACGTATTAGAAGCACTGTCCGGAAATATCCATTCAACATATCCGTAACATTCAATACAACGCTTATAGAATCTTACAAATGCTTTGCAAAACTTTGTTGCGTCTATTGCATTTGACTTTGCCATGTCCCCTTCATCAAGTGCCCACATATAATCCCAATCGCTCGTGAATCCTGTTAAGTGCCATGAGTATTTCGAACCATTGTCTCCAAAGTCAACGCCTATGATTAAATGACTGAACCTTTTTCCTGTTTCATTCATCTTTTCTTTTAGACTCTGATATTTAAATAGGTAAGGTTTGCAGTCATTAGCAAAATAAGGGAATACAAGTCCTTCGGCTTCTTCCCTCTGTCCTTTTATATCTCTTTTGTAGTAAACGCTATTCTTATCGTATGATTTTAAAACCGTTCTAATCTGCTCATCACTTAAAGAATAATTGTCAACTAAGGTGGTATACCCATAGTTGTAACCATATGTAGAATCTTTATTCTGTTGCTCCTCATGATATTTCAAGAAATCTGTGTAATACCAATGATTCTTGCCTTTGGGGTTTAAATCATGAAATATCTTTCGATTGCTTGACGCTATCGTTCTATCCATCACTTCTTGTAAAAATTCAATGCAACAAAGGTTTGCTTCTGTAACGTAAGCCATTCCGTAAGAATAACCATGTATTGCATTCTCTGAGCCTTTCTTAGCACCACCGGCAAAGAATACAACCTTTTCTCCAACTTTTGTATTGATGTAGTAGCAGTCTTTACCTTCATACTTCCCTACTTTGAATCTGTTAGCAAAATAGTTCTGTAATCCGTATCCGTTACAATCTCCAATATTTACACGTGCAGATGATGTATCTGTTCCTGCTATCAAATGGAATTTATCCGGATGTGTTTCTAGTGCAATACAGAAAGCGTATGTGTTGAGTACGTTCTTTCCTCCACGCTTACCTTAACCTCCCTCAAGTACATTCAACCAACAATCAAATGTTTTCTTGAGGTAAGCCAACTGCTTTTGATTAAAAGGCGCAGGCTTATTCATCAAACCACCACCTTTCTTTTATTCAAAATCTTCAATTCTTCTTTCTTTTGCTACATCTGTAATCATAGCCTTATTAATTGCATTTACTTCTGAAGCGTCAAAATGTGTTTCTACCTTATCTGCTTGACCTAGGAATTGTTTGCCTAAGAAAATAGCCATTGCAGGACTCTTTGAAGCTAGTTTAAATTGCACTCTTCGTAACGAAATTCTTCCTTGTGCGCCGAACCTTTTTAAACATTCGGAGAAATCAGTTCCATATGTACGTTTACACCATTTTGATAGTGTCTTATCTGTCGTGTTAAAAAAATAACATACTTCTGCTTGCGTGCATTGAATAGCTAACAATTTTTCAAATTCTTCTTTGTCGAAATCCTTGTTAGGTCTTCCAACTTTTCCATTCGCTATTATTGCATCCCCTTTCTATATTTATCACTCAATATTTTTGGTGTGCAGAGCGTCATTTACATTTATACAAGTATTTGTATTCTTTATGTATTCATCAACGTATAATTCATTTTTATCGCCGTTATACGTTACCTCATAATAGTTATCTGTGCTTTGAGCACTAATCAATGCTTTATTGTTTTGAAGCACTTTAACCATCCATACAACGAACATTTCACTGATTGCAATATTTGGATTCACTTGAAATACTGCATTCATTGCTAATTCTTGAAATTCTTTTGAACCCATATTCTCCTCCTTATTATTAAAAGAACCGAGACAAACGCTCGGTAATATATCAAAGCCTAATAATATGCCATTGTTGGTATTTAACATCTAATTTGGGAAGGACTTACTGATAGGCTTTGTAAACATGGTTGCAGGAGAAGGAATTGCACCGTTCGACCTCTAGCTAATAAGACTAGTGAGCTACTACTGCTCTATCCTGCTAAAACAATTATTACATGAAAAAATGCTCACATTGTGAGCACTTTCTTTAAGTTTTTATTTATTTTTCTTGGAATTTCTTCTCTTGCATAACCTACAATATTAGATGTCTTTTCTGCACTGAATCCCTTTATATATCTATACTCAATCATTGTTCGAGTTGTATCATCAAGTTGGCTTAATTTTTCTTTTACATAGTTCATTCTTCTTGCATAATCTGCATGAGCCAAGAATAGCTCGGCTTTTAATGGATAAATTGCTTCATCCCTTTGTAGCTCGGCTATCTTTTGCTCATAGTATGTATAAGATTGGCATTCACACAAGAAGTGTCTCTTAATATCTTCATATGTGCTCATGATGTATACATCCTTATTAATCTATCTTCTAATTCGCCAACTTTATTCTTTAATTTATTAATTTCATGTGTTTGATTATTAATTGTTTCATTTCTTTCTTTTAAAATCTGATTAAGCTTAATATTCGCCCTTCCAAGTCTATTGTTTTTTGAAATTAACTCTTTAATCCTTTCTTCATAATTCATTTCTATTAAAACCACCTCCGTATTAATTTAATGATTTGATAAAATCACAATATCGTTTTATATAACTCCATTTGTTTGAATATTTGTAATATTTGCTAGAATGCTCTCCTACGCTTATTTGACTTATTCCTATAACATCTTTACTAGGAATTACCAATACATCTAAAACCTGTTCATCATCACTAAGTATGTACAAGATATATATGTCACAAGTTGGATATGTTTTTTCTAAATTGAATGTGTAAAAGCTCCCATTCCTACCTCTGTATAAGGTGCTTGCTTTCACATCAACTTTTACACATTCATTCACTAAAATATCATACGGATGTTTTGTAGACATTTTAATAGCTTCATATCCTTTGCCCTCTATGTAATCCATAAATTTTAATTCATATTTTCTGCCGAAATTTGTTCTACTTGGTTTTGATTCCAAATGTAATTCTTTCGCTAAAGGAAACCATAAATTTCTTTTTGAAATTGCATTGCCTAATCTTGAATCACCATAATATTCTTCAACTTCTCTCCTTGTAGGCATTCTGTTTAATCCTGTATCAATAATCATTTCTTTGATTTGTGATTTTATCTTTTCTTCTGTCCAATGTTCTCTTATTAGTTACCTCCATTTTTTGACAATTTTATTCTATAGTTCGTCAAGCTATAGAATTACTTAAAAGGTAAATCATCTGAAGCAATATCTAAATCACTTCCATCATTATATTCTTGTTGCGCAATTTGTTGTGTTAAGCTAGGTTGCGTATATGTGTTTTGAACGCCGTAAGTGTTGTTATTTACTTGATTCTGTTGTTGGCATGTATTTACATTAGGATTGTAATTCTGCCCATTAGAAGCGCTTTTAGGTGGTAACTGCACGTTACTAGCTACTATTTCAGTGATATAAACTTTTTGCCCTTGTTGGTTCTCATAATTTCTAACACTGATTCTTCCTTCAACTGTAACTAAATCACCTTTCTTGCAATACATATTCACAATATCTGCTAATTTATTCCATGCCACACAATTAATAAAATCTGTAGTATCATTGTATCCATTTACTGCTACTGTAAACTTTGCTACGCTATTTCCATTTTGTGTTTTTGATAACTCAACATCTTTAGTTAAGTGTCCACAAATAATTGCTACATTTATACTCATTCTTTTTCTCCTCCTAATTTACTAATAGCCAAATACTCAACATTTTGTTGACCTTCATACCAATCGTCTAACCAATTTAAACATTCTTCGCAACAATCTATTGATACGCATTGAACCGAATAATCCCATTCTTTTTCAAAGTCATATTTATATCTCAGATAAACTAAATAATTACAATAATCATCATCTTCTTCTACCATGTAATTATATAATTCGTTTTCTGTTATTCCTTTTTTTAATCGAACAAATTCAATTGAAGGTATTTTAATGTCATTCATCTTTATCTTCCTCCATTAACTTCTGCCCACAGAATGGACAACGAGGGTAATATTTGTTTCCATGATATGTTGGAATAGGAACAACTCCATGCTCGCAAGTTGGACAACATAACATCAAATCACCACATGGACCAAACTCAACATCTATAGGTTTCTTTGGTGTTTCTTTGCTCACTAATTTTTTTAGTGAATCGAAAGCATTATATAAATTGTCTGTATCTGATTCATACTCTCCAACTGTTTCTTCTCCATAACACAAAAGAATTTCATTGTTTATTGTTTCAAACGCTTCTTCATATTCATTCATTTATTTATTTCTCCTTCGATTTTTCTTTATTAACTAACTCTCTAAGTGTAGCCATTGCTTCATATATTTCATTATCACTAGGTAATAATTCTAAATCTTTACGCACCATGTAATAAGTAAGCGTATCAGAAATTGTATTTAATGCTTCTTGATATTTATTCATTTTCATCTACCTCTAACTCGCTAAATTCTGATTCTATTAAATCTTCATAATCTTCATAAGGTTCACTACTTTCTTTTTTGTAATAAATCTCTGCACATCCTGCTTTATCATCACTTTCCAATCTAGAAAACAAATCATATAAACCACCGCCATAATTATCTATTTCTTCATCCAAATCATCTTCGCAGTAGATAAGTCCATCATATTCATACATTTTATTCATATTCATTTATCTCCTTTTTTATCAATTTCAATTCATTTATAAAATATTCCATTCTATGAATTTCTTTTTCACGATAATCTATTTTTTTAGCTAAATCAGTGTATTTATCTTCTATACTGACTAATGAATCTTTTAAGATTTTAGCTTTCAATTCCTCAAGCTCTTCATCTCTGAATTTATTTTCCATTCTAATTCTTTCTTGATAGACGATGATTAATTCATCAATTCTTTTTTCAATCATCTGTATTTTCTTCTTTCTCTTTTAAATATTCCTCATATTTATCGGCTATAAATCCATCCATTTCTTGTTTTGTGAACCCTAAATTTAATAGTTCATCTTTATAATTCATTCCGTAATTAAATGAATCTATATCTAAATAGTGCTCTAATGAATAGTTCTCAACATCTAACAATCTACAACAATATTCTAGAATGTGTTGCTTATACTGGTCTATTTTTTCGGCTAAATCATTTATTTCTTTTTTTGCTTGTGCAACATCTTCGCTATGTGATTCTTGTTCCTCTTTTAGCCTTCTTTTTAAATACTCGTTATTACTTTTTAACAAATCATATGTTTCTAGTGGCATTTGAACAAACGCTTCCATTAAAAATCATCCTCCTCATCTGAATCATCATTAATAATTGCGTTGTATAAGTATTCAATACGTTCTCTGTATTCCTCTTTTGTGATTTCTGATAAAGGCTTTTTGAATGATGTAGGCAACAATTTAAATCCGAATTCTTTTCCAAATTCATCTAAATCTTTTTCTGTCATACTTCCACCTCATCATCTGCAGGCATATAGAATGTTAATCCACACTGATTCGCAATAAGTTCTTCAATTCTATCTAGAACCTTTAGAGCTTTTTCTTCTGTTGAATAAACACCCAATTCGTAATCACATCCATCAGTTGTTGCACCACATATCAAACAGAAATTGCCGTCATTAATAACACGCATAAAATTAATATTTACTAAAGCGTTTTTTGTCTGACTCCTAATCCACATATTAATAACCCTCTTTCAATCGTTGATAGTTGATTTTATTCTTTTCACAATAAGCTTGATATACATCTTCGATTGTGAATCCTAAAAATAAACTAATGAAGATAAGTTTTATAATTCTAAAATTTTTGCACTTTATCAAGCTAACTAATTTATCGGCAAATCCTGTTCGCATTACTTCACTACAACAAACTTTTATTTGGTCGTTAATTCTAGACATTTGTTTTTCATAAATGTAGTCTTTTTTCACAAAATGGTTGCTATGGCTTAATACAAAATGCCAAATATCAACTAATTCTTCTAGAACTTTTTCTTTATCAACCGGTGCTTGTGTATTCTTCCACCAACACCACTTACCTTTTAATTCATGTGTTAATTCACCAATTTCATCGAGTATTGCTATATTCAAGAAATCTTCATTAATTTCTGAGATGTTATGTTCTTTTAAAATTTGCTCATCTAACTTTTCTTGCATTTGTAGCATTATTTTTATCAATTCAACATCATGCTTATTTATGCGGTACATTTCTTTTCGCTCTTTAATACTCATTTCTTTTAATCTTTCTTTGTAATCTTTACTTGTCATGTCTTTTAATCTCTCTTTCTATACCTATGCGTATCTAACACCTAAGCTATTCTTTACGATTCCACGCAACATAATTGATATTGCAGTAGGTGTATATCCTGTATTCCTTGCACATTGTGCAATTGATTCATATTCAACTCCATTCAATACCACTTTCTTTTGACATACCTTGCCACCGTCAACACCATTGTTCACAAGATATAAGTTTTTAACGTGTTTCTTTCCTTTTAAGCGAACTTTGTAACTTCTGCTCAAATCACCGATAAATGCTTTATATGCTAATCTGTATAGTTGATACATCTTCCCATTTATACAAACTCTGTAAGCTCCTTTATCAAATGAAGGATGAATCTTGCTTTTAACTCCATCTTTGCTAACCGAAATTACATTTAAACGATTTGAAATGTACCATCTTCTTCCTGTCTTTGATGTCGCAATTAATTCGTACTTTTCTGTGTCACTTGCTTTCTTTTCATCTGCTTCATCTTCAATCAATACACATCCTTTATATAACCGTTGATACATAACGTGTGCGTCAAATTGTGATTTCGTTAACCCTAACTCATCCATAACCTTTTCGTCGCTTACAAACCCTTTAAATTCATTTGTATAAGGTTCTAACATCATGTAATCCATTTATTTCACCTCATCAAAATCCGAATAATATTCAACGCTTACGACTTCATCGTGCTTTGTTTGCAGTTCTATGATTCGTTTCTCTAGCTCTTTGTTTTGATACTCTAATGTTCTGATTCTTCTTCTGTATTCTTCGTATTTAAAAATACATTTCGTAGCTTTATCTTGTTCTTCTTGAATCCTTTTTCCTACCATTATGCTATATAGAAGAAGTGTTGCACCACTTCCACATATAGCTCCACAAATCCAATTAATCATTTATTCACCTCAAAATAATCTGTTTCCTTTATTACTAATATCAGTTTGATTAAGTATTATCTTTCGGAATATACTTTCAAAGATTGGAACAGGTATTGAATTACCAGCTTGCTTATACAACGCACCATTCATACATCCTTCTTTTCCTGGATTTGCTCTTTTTGCATTGTCAAAGTCCTCATCTGTATATCCCTGTAATCTCCAACACTCTCGCTCTGTTAAATATCTCCATTCCCCATTTGCCCTTTTTACAATCCCACTGTTAGGGCTTCTGTTTTGTTTCGTTGTAATCGTCATTGCATAGTTTTTGATTACCGACAATTTTTTCAATGGTGCATTATCGAAGTTTGTTGGGTCAATCTTTTCAAGCATTGAAGGTGCTTTGATTGTGTATATGTCAGAAACATCTTTATCGTCTTGTATGTAATCCCAAACACTTCTCATAGGAGTTTTTATAAGGTCATCAAAATCAAACATTTCATTACCTAATATAGATATTGTGAATACTCTTTTTCTGTTTTGTGGTAAGCCAAAATCTCTAGCGTCTAGAATTTCAAAGCTACTTGTATATCCCATTTTGTGCATTTCATGAATGTATCTATTGTGGTTATGCACCATATACTTGCTTCTTACATTCTTCACATTTTCCCAAATCACATATCTAGGCTTCCATACACCCATCTGTTGAATGATGTGTATTGTCTCCCACATCAACGAGCTTCTTGTTTCTGACCCTTCATCTGCACCTTTCTGATGCCCTGCTATTGAGAAGTCTTGGCATGGAGAACCATGAATCAAAATGTCTGGTCTTAAATTCCAACCAACAACTGATTGAGTTTTATATGGCAGTTCACTCTCAAACATAGCGTTATAAGACCTAACTGCTTTTTCATCTATTTCTACATAATCGATAGCTTTAACCGGAACTCCAATATTTCTTAACGCACATCTTGGAGAACCGATACCACCAAACAGTTCTAAAATCTGTATTTTTTCCATTTATTCACCCCCTTTTATGCACCAAACAGTTGTGCTCTAAGCCTATTAAATTCATCTTGTACTTCTTTATCCGTCTTTGTGCTCTGCTCTATATAAAACTTTGAATCAAGCGTGATAGGCTTATCTTTATTTCTTTTCATCCATTCATCATGAACCCACTTCTGAATCACGAGTGAATGATTTTTATACTTCTTTCCACTCGTTTCAATGTACTCATCCAAAATCTTTATATGCTCATCTAATGAATCACCATATAAATCTAATAGGTGTGTGTGTTCTTTATCTGTTAAAAGAACGTGTTGATATTCTCCGTATTTGTGTTTACTTACTTTTAATTTATTATTAATTTTAGTATTAATAGCTTTATTATTATCTGTATACATTTCTACACTAGGGGTAGTATAAAAATTTACACTAGGGTCATGTACGTTTTTATATGGGGTAGTATAAAAATTTACACTAGGGTTGATATATAATTTTCGTTGCAATACTTGTTTTGTTCCTTCTTTATAAATCAACTCTAAACTGATATACCCTTTTTTAACTAATGCACTAATCCATTTTTTTACCGCAGATACTGAACAATGATACAAATCTGCGAAATATTGATTTGTTGCCCAACAATATCCTTTTTCATTACACAATGATGTAATTTCTCCATACAATAGTTTTGCGTTTGGTGACAATTCTTCATCATATCGAACTTCTGCAGGTATTATTGCGTAATACGATTTCTTTAGTTCTGCTATTCTAATCACCTCCACCAAGCACTACGTCTTGCTTTAGGATTTCATCAATGATTTTTTCGATATATTCTAGATAGCAATCTATCTTAATATCGTTATAAGGTGCATCAAGCTTGTACAATGCTTTATATATTGCTTTAACTCCTACCCTATACAATCCCTCTTTTGTGTAGTCATAACATCCATCTAACATATATATAAATTCTTCGGTGATGTCATGAATTGTACACGCTTCATTAAATACATCCTTTGAATTTGTATCTCCTATGCTTCTTTCTGCAATTTGATAAAACAAGTTGAATTCATCAAAGTAAATTTGCTTTGCTACGTTTACTGCCATTTCTTGCTCTCTCATATGATTTCTACCTCTATTCTTGGATTCTCCTTATCTGTAAATACTGAATGATTCACTTGATTAATGTACTTCCTTGAATCATCTTCTAATATTCCTGTTCTAACTAATGAATCTTGAATGAATTTAGTAGCGAATGTGATATTATCAATATCTCTTCTGTTGTCTTGCTCATACCAATTAATATTTAATTTGATAGGATAGTTCTTAACCTCGTATACTTCACCGAAATTTACTGCCTGTAAGATATAAGCCATTACAAGACGCTCGTTCTTTTTTACCATTTCTGCTCCCTTGTAACGATTGGCTCGGCAAGCTCTAATATATTCATTCAATCCATCTAGCTTTCCTTTTATTACAAACTTTATTTTTCTTCCCCCTTGATTCCTTTATCTAAATAATATTGAGTGTTGATTCCTAATTGTTCTGCATAATCTAATATGCAATCAATTAACACTCCCATTTGTTTTGTGTCCATTTGTGATGAGCCTAGAAACAATCTACAATTTACAAATTCGTTTCCATTGTCTCTAACCTCAGTACCCAATATTTGGACTGCTCTAACTCCATGTGCTTGAGCCAACGAATCAACACCATCTTTCAACACTGAAACATATGTATATAAAGCTTTTGCCATTCTCAAGAATTCGCAATACATATCCCATGTATCGTTATAACTAGCATTTTCGTTTTCACTTATCTCCTTGATTAATGCCCACATAAGCCGATTCTGATTATTCGTACGTAAATGTTTAACCGAATCTATAATCACGCTATATGCCCCTTTTTCGAGTGTCTGAGCGTATGATTCGTATATTGGCTCAGTTAATTCAAATGTTATTTCTAGGTTTCCATCTTCATTTCTTGATTTTCGGATGAAATTACCTATCAATTTTGTTTTCAAAATCTCATTCGCTCCATTTCTTCAAATTTTTGAATTCTGAAAAGCTCCATTTGTTCTTCTGTTATTCCCAATTCTTCCATTTTTTTTACATCCGTCCATGAATCTTGGTACGGATTAAAATTCTCGTCCATGATGTAGTTTTCTAAATCCTCAATCCTTTTAGCTTGCGAAAAATATATTTCTCTAGGATATGTTTCTTGATTCGTGATAACATTGTATGAATGCATATTTACCTCCTATAGATAGTTTTTATGAAATATCTTCATAAATTCATTTCTTGTGTGTTCTTTCTCAAATGCCTGTTGGCATTCCTTTTTAAGCTTCATGTCTAATTTATGATTGAAATGTACTCCTTCACTGCTCATGTTATGGTGCTTTGCACACAATCTTACATAACACCCATGCTCAATTGATTTCTTTCTGTTAGCAGTCCCGAAATAAATTTCATGTGTATGTAAATTTAAAGTTGAACCACATACATAACATTTAGACATATCTTTTTGTAAGATTGACTTATCTCGTTTTATTTCCAAGTTACCCTTACGCTTCCTTTGACCGGTGTTTCCTTAGATAATTGATGTGTTAGTCCTAATTCTTCTACTAGCTTTGTATCAATTACAGTACGTGTAGAAGGTGCAGTATATGTGATTTTAACCACGTCATTTTCAAATTGTTTGATTCCGTTTTCTTCCATAGCGGTTAGGATGTTCTTTTTAACTTCCTTTTCCAATTTGTCCATCTCTTTTTTGTACTCATTGAATGATTTCAATTTGTTCAGTGCTTCTTTTTGAATTTCAATTTGTCCATTTGTTACGTTTACTAATTCCATTTTTCTTTCCTCCTTATGCTTTCGCATTTTCTTTGTAAATAGCTCCGTATGCTTTAATTAATGCCACTAGACCGTTTCCATTTAGATTAGGAATATCTTGTGAACTGATTTTATATTCGGCTTTTAAATGTTCACAAAACGCTTCTGAATGCGTATCAATTCCTAGCTTCTGTAATTCATTTTGTGCTTTAAAACAACGCATACGAATTTCATCTAACTTGTCATTGTTTTCGGCTTTCTGTTGTTTTGTCTGTGCATTTTGAATTGCTTCATGTTGTTCATCTGTATCTGCGTCTTTTGTATCATCTAAGTTAAATAAACCGTTTAACGCATATTTTCTAGCATATGAACTGCATGAACCTGTTACTTGTGAAGCGTCCATACCTTTTTTATTTTCTTCTTCTCTAGCCATCGCTTTTACTTGAATTGATTCATTTGAATCCCAATCGTTTAAAATTGCATTTGCTACGACATAATATCTATCTTTAATAACTTCAATTTCATCTGTAAGAATCAAAGTTGCTCTATACTTAACACAAATCTTTTTTGCTTCTGCTAAGATATCCTCTGCCGACCTATAACTATATTTACCAAACTTGTTATATTGATTCTTACCTACTTTCATTTCGTTTTGTATATGAGATAGCTTTTCATATACATTCATTTTCTTTTCTTCCATTCTTCCGTTTCTCCTTTTTTATTCTGATAATTGATTTATAATTTGCTTTATTTCTTCTTTCTTTTTGTCTGTAAGTTCTTTTCTTAAACTTTTAATGAAAGTAGATTCTGAAACATTCAATTCCATTGCAATTTCATACAAATAAACTCCATGCTTTTTAGCTAATTCTCTAATATCATTATTTTTTTTCATTCTTCCGTTTCTCCTTCTTTTCTGCTATAATGTATGTGTTCTTAATTTAAGAACGTCATTTCTTGTGCGTGCGTGCTTTGTCGGGTGCGCACCTCTTTTTTATAGAAATAACATTGCATACGACTTACCTAAACAAGCTATTGAAATAAGTAGAATCACGATTGTTGTAATAAGAATTACATTTACGCAATTTGTGATTCTTTTTTGATATCTTTTTTCTCTTAGAAGTTCTTTTTCTTCCTTGCTTAAATGTATTCGTTTTGGATTAAACGGATAAATGCTCAACTCCATCTCATCCTCCTGTATTGCATTCATTCTTATATCTTGCATAACTAACTCCTTTTAAATGATTTTCTAGCTTCGGGGCAACACTTCAAGAAATATTCTGTTGGGATTACATTCTGATTCACATTTCTATATACAAATGTATCTTCCCAAGCAGTACCTGTTTCTTCTTTATAGAACTTTCTAACTGATTTCATAATCTTGCTAGATTGGGCTCTTTGTCGGTCTTTTGACAATTCGGTCATATCAAACACCTTTACCAAATCGTCTTTGTTTAAATACGCTTTGTAATTAATAATCACTTTCGTACACCTCCATTCTAGATTCACAAGTATTGATTTCGTTTACCTCTTGTAAATCTCTAAGATTTAACCGATTCGCAATCTCTTTTGCTTCTTCACTGTCATGTGCTTCAACCTCGAACGTAACATTTGCAGTTACGTCGAAGGTTACGAAATATGTTCTAGTCATCTTTCTCACCTCTTTTCGATTCATCTAAGATACAAGCGATATATCCTTGATAAAACTCTGAAAGCTCATAGCCTTTCTTTTGTAGCTCGCCTAAGGCTTCAAAAATTCTCTTGTCTAGTATTGTTTCACCTCCATGACCTGTCTCATCAGTGCTAGTAGGTCATCTCTAGCAGACTAGCCTAGTGGCTAGTTTCGACATACTTTGACATCTATTCGCTTGTCTGTTTCTTTTAAACTCACATCATATTTCAATGGGATTGCTATGATTCTCCCATCAACATGTAAATAAAGTAATAAAGCGTCTGTTTCCCATTTGTAACAATTACCTTTGTAACTATCATTTATATATAAAGATTTCATTTCTTGTGTCCTCCTTATTAATCTTCTTTTAAGTTATTTCTTAATAGACTTAATGTATTTTTTGATTCTTTAACAATCGTGTCTAATCTGTTCAAACAATAGTTGTAATGACCGATTTTATTGAATTGATTGTTGTTAATTGCTTCAATTAATTCTTGCTTCAATTCTTCAATTTCATTTTCTGCTTGTTTGATTTTTGTTTCGTGCACCCAAATGAAATTATCAATTCCTTTTTCTGTTGGTTTTGTATTGTAATCAATTTTGTTCATTTTTTGTTCCTCCTTATTGATTAGCTTTTAATCTTTCTATTTCTTCTCTAAGCATTTGATTTTGCTTTTGAAGTATGATTTTTCTTGTAAACTCATTACTGAATTTATTGAACATTTTGTCTTTATATTCTTGTTGTCTTTTTCTAATTTCTTCTTGTGTTCTCATTATTTGTTACCTCCAATTCTTTCCATTCTTTTGATTTCTCTAAGTTCTTCAATTGTTCCATTTGTTGTATCAAGCCATTTGAAATAAGTAGCTCTTTCTTCAACAACTCCTCTATATGGATGATAGCCATTTGCATATAGCTCATTAATAAACGCTTTCTTTGTAGGGTATTCCATTTCAATGAATACCTTTCTACCTGTATTCTTTTCAACTGCTAATGTTACGTATGTTTTCATTTCTTGTTCCTCCGTGTTTTGTGTTGTTTTGTGTTGTTTTGTAACTTACATATACATTATAGTAAATTAGCTCTACTTTGTAAAGTGTTTTTTGTAACTTTGATATACATTTTTTATTTTCGCGTGATATTATGTATATGAAGGAGGTTTTGTACTTTGACAATCGGAGAAAGAATATATGCGATTAGGTCTAACTTGAACCTAAGCATGGAGAAATTCGGAAAGAAGATTGGTATAACTCGAAGCAGTGTTAACCACCTTGAAAAAGGTGTAAACAATCCTAGTGACCAAACTATCAAATTAATTTGTAAAGAATATAATGTTGATTACTTTTGGTTAACTGAGGGTAAAGGCAATATGTTTCTAGAATTGCCGGATAACACTATTGATGAATTAATTGATGAATACCAAATCAACCCAAATCAAAAGCCACTTATAAAGGCTTATCTAAAATCAAGTGAAGAAACAAAGGAAAGGTTATTAGATTTCATTTATGGAATTATTAAGGAATTAGACAATGCGGAACAAAACTAAAACACCACCTATTCAAAAAGGTGGAAGTAAGAAGAAAAAGATATTATTATGGTGTGCAATTATTATTGCCGTTTTTTATGCGATTATTGCTATAGCTCCTAGTGAGCCACAAAAAAAGCTTACATACACTGAAGAAATTGCAGAAAATTGGGAAGTACCGGAAAAAGAAGTAAAATCTATTGTATCTGTTGCTAAAGAATTAGGAATTAAAAAATCAAAACTTCATATCACTCATTTAAATGAGGATTCTTGCACAATTAAATATATAGACACTGATATTACCTTTAATATTAAAGACGATACTGTAAGCACTGTTAAAAAGGATGAAACAGTATTCTACGAAAATGGTTCAGTTACTAGAATGCCTAGAACTGTTATTATGACGCAAGCAGAAAAAAAGGCTTTATATGATTGGGTAAAAATGGCAATTGGATTACATTCAGATTTCAATATATCTGAATTAGATAAAATCTCAAATTTTGATTGGATTAAACAAGATAATTCATATGCAGTAAAAGGATACGCATATGTCGACGATAAGAAACCGGGCTTTGTCATCACTTGTGATTGGACAGGGAACACTGATGATGTACCAACATTTAAAGAAATTCAATGGTTTCCAAACTAAAAAAGAGCGAAATTAATCGCTCTTTTCATCTGTGGAATTTATCCAAATTCGTTGAGTATACTCATAAACTCTTGCCACTTCTTTTTCTTCTAATTCTTCTAACATTCTATTGATTAATACATACATTTCGTACTTCGTCATGTGGCTTCCTCCTTTCCTTTTAAAAATTTAACTCTTACGTTATACCTTTAAAGGAAATATTACAAGGGTAATTTTTAGTACTATAATTTGTCTTTCTCCATAAATTTTACAATGCCTTTATCTGCTTGAGGTAACCAATGAGCGTATACTGAAAGCACTGTATCAAGGTTGTCACCTAACCTTTTAGCTATATCGTATACTGAGAAATTCACTGTTCCATCTGTTACCATATTATTAATCATGTAGCTTGCACATGAGTGCCTTAAATCGTGTATTCTGATAATAGGTATTTGCTCATTTCGTGGTAGCTTGATATTTGTTTTCTTAATAGTCTCATTCAGTTCTCTTCTAACTGAGCTACGATAAAAAGGTACTGTCATACCAAATATATAATCATTATCGTTTGCGTTCATATTCTCTTTAAAAGCTTTATATTCATCAGATAGAAATTGTGGCATTGTGATTAATCTATAACTGTTATTTGTTTTAGGCGTTGTAGCTTTTCTTAGCATGTCTGCCCATGTTTTATGTATGTTGATGATATTATTGGTTAAATCAATATCTTTCCATTGTAAAGCCAATGTCTCACCTATTCTCATGCCCATGTAGAATTGATTCATAAACAATAAATGATATACCGGTTTATTTTCATTTGCTATAAATTTATTGAACTGCTCCACCGTCCAATACATCATGTCTTTCTTTTTTTCGTTGGGGTCTTTCTTTAAATCAATATTATCGCACGGATTCGTTTGAATATAGCCTTGTCTTACTGCGTAATTCAATACTGCTTTAAATTTCGTATAATAGTTAAGTACTGAATTAAATGACATTGATTGCATTAATTTATTAATGAACTGTTCTATATTGTTAGATGTAAGCTTTTTAACCTCGCATTCACCTAGTTCATCTTCCCAATATTTTAAAATCGCTTTCTGCGTCAAGTATGAGCTTTCTTTAATTCTCTTTTCCGAGTATACTTGATATTGATAAGATAACTCTTTAAATGTGATGGTTGCGTTTGGTTCTTTTAAATTTTCTTTGAATAGAATCTCGGCTTTTATAGCATCCTTCTTTTTTTCAAACCCACGCTTCTTATATTGCTTGGTCTTTCCATTCAATTTATATGAACCGTAATACATCCATTTGCCTGTTGCTTCATCTTTCTTGACTGCCATTTCTCGCACCTCTTTTTTTATCATCATACACAAGAAAAAGGATAAAAAAAAGGCATAATTCATGTAAGAATATGCCAAAAATATGCCAATGTTTCTATATATGCTTTATATATAGGATTTTATTTAATATACACAGTTTAAAGAATAATGTTTCCATGTGTTGTTGTGTATTATCTCGTGTCGCTACATGCCTTTTTATGATGATATTTTTCATTTAAAATATGCCAAAAAATATGCCAATAAAAAAGCGTACTTCATTTGTACGCTTATTTCATTCTTGTTAACAATTCTTTTTTTACCATTTTCAATTCTGCTTCGTTTAGTTCTGTGGGATTTGTAATACTTTTACGATTTAACCCACTGTGAATGATTACTATCTCTTTATTGCCCGTTTTCTTAATATTTCTTTCAAAGTTTTTTAATTTTTCCATTTCTTGTTTTGTCATTTCTTGTTTCCTCCTGTGTACCTTAAGTACATATATAGTATAGCATACATGTATATACGTGTAAAGAACTTTTAAAGAAAACAGACTATTTTTTTTTAGTCTGCAAATCTTTTCTGATTAATTCTTTGATATATCCCATTTTAGAATCAACTTCATCCAATTTCTTTATGATGTCTGCGTCCGTGTTGAAACTTAACCGAACGCAAATCGTCTTTGTATTAAGCTTATTTGATTTGTTGTTAGCTCTAATCTTTGCTTCAGAAGCCACTTACAATCCCTCCTAATACCACTCATCATCATCGTCAAATTCATTTGTAAATTCAAATATATGCCCATTATCTTCAAATGTTGCATATTCATACTGCCCAACATATAGCTTATCAAGCTTCCAATTTCGTACAAATCTAAGCTCGCAACTATTTCGATACGTGTCAACTAATTCAGAAATATTGAATATTTCATATCCACAATCAATAGCTTTCTGTTCATCTTCCATGTCCTCGATTATGTAAATCTTATGACATCCATCATATGCAAATTTATTCCCAACTACCTCAACATTATTAATTTTCATTTCTTGCGTCCTCCTATTCGCTATACATAAATGCGAAACTATCACTAATCTTTTCTTTTCTTTCAATGTAACCAATTAAGAAATCCCATTGCCTGCAAGATATTACATCATCCTTGTAATATCTTCCTACAATTTCTTTTAGTTCTTCTTCGCTAACTGTATCCATCTTTTCATTTACTTCTTTACATACGTTTTGCAATTGTTTTAAATTTGTCATCTTGTGTTCCTCCTAAATTATTCAATTGTGATTTTCTTTCCAAAAATATCGTTGTATCTGTTACTACTAGAATACCACTTAATATATTACTTAACAAACCATACAATCAATATCGCAATTAATAATACAATAATAATTGTGTCTAAAATCATTTTAATTTTTTGCAGTCTTTCCATTTTTTATTTCTCCTTTTGTATGATACAATCAAGGTGAGCTAGGGAATCAATTCCCTAAGCTCTTAATGAATGTTATTATTAGCACTATAATCTCAATAACATTCTTAGCAATCTCTAAGTAGATGTTTACCCGTTCTGCTTTGTGATTGCTTTTTTTGTGGCTCATTGACCATCCTCCTTTCCTTTAATTCCTTGCCTTTATCTGACCACATATATAGTATAACATACACGTATATACTTGTAAAGAACTTTTTTAGGAAAATAAAAAAAGCCCTGTATAAACAGAGCTACCATAAATTAATATCAAAATGAATATTAACCTCAAAGCCATATAAATTATAGCACATAAAAGCAAAGACCGTACAGAATCATACGGTCTAATATACGAAAAAATAGTTGAAGGTTTTATATGTAATTTATGCAACTTCAATTAAAGGTCCACAATTTACCCAAATTCCACCGATTTTTGCAAGGTTCTTTTGCACATTGACTTCATCAACACGAATTCTTGTAACATAGACAACGGCATTTGTTGTATGCAATACGTTATCATTATATCCATCAGAATAGCGAACTTTGTCAACCATACGAATTGGAAACCAACCACCTAATTGTGCAAGGTATGCGCATAAATCGCCATTGATTTGTTTCAATCCTTGATTGCCAATCTTCATTTGTACGGATGTTACGTAGCTTCCTGCGTGCAAGATTTGGTCAATTGCTTCTTTTGACTGAGGTTTAGGCTTAACAGTTTGCACTGGTTTAGCATTTGCAAGACATTTAGGTCTAAAAGCAGTATCGAATGTGGCACTGTATGGTAATTTGCATAAAGTAAATGCTCCATTTCTTCCGCCTTGATTCTGTCCTAAGAACCATCCGAATTTACCATCAATATCTGAATCGAAAATTGCGATATGTGAGTATGGAGTCCATCCTGCTACTTCTTTAAATACCGCAATGTCTCCAGGTTGCATTACTGTAACTTCGTTGCAATAGTTTAAAATTCCGTTTGTCTTACGATTGTTCCAAATGTCTTTTACATAACCGGTTGTTGTGCAATGAATAGCCTTATAGCCTAGATAAATCAACCACTTCATACCACCGTCCCAACACTGCGCACCATATGCATGGTCAAGGTCAAACGCTTTGCCCAATACGGCATTTTTAAATTCTTGATAAATTTCTTGATAATTTATTAAAAAAATCCTCCTTTATATGCCAATTATAGCACATAAAAGAGGTTTTTTATCACTGATATACAGAGAACATTTCTCTTAATTTATCTCTGACCATTTCTCTTTCTTCTTGAAAGTCGCTAGACGTTTTCATTTCCTCTAAGATTCCATACATAGCATTCAAAAAAGCTTCTAACTCACGAATAGAATTTCGCTTATCTATTTCATTGTTATCTTTTCGATATTCTTTTTTTGCTTCTATATATTTTCTGAAATGGCTATTCATCAATGCGATATTGTCATCAATTTCTGTTCCTTCAATATTTGTATCATTTGTTCTTAATGCATTTATAGCCGTTCTTCCATCACTCATAGCTAGTATTGTATCAATGTCTTTGATATTATCTAAAGCTTGGCTCATGACTTTAAAATCTAAATCATTGTATCCTCTTTCTAGTCCTCTCATTGCTTCCGTTAAGAGGTCTAGATT